GGGTTCTGCAGTTCCGCCTATATTTCAAAGAGGGCCGGCCGGCCCTAATTAAGTAAAGAATATCTACCGAGTTAATTAAAGCCAACTTTAGCTGCGCGTTTCTGGAAAAGTGAATCAAGTAGGACTCTTCCTTTAACTTCTTCTAACTAAACCTACGACGGTTAGAAGCTTGAGAAAGATGTTTATAGTCGTCGCCGACTGGGATGCTCCGAAGAGCAGGTTTAGGCTAAATTAAGCCTAGGTTGTGTGGTTGTGGTGATATACATCGCTGGTACAGAGATGAAACCACCAAGGTCACCATCATCGGCTAAAGCACGATAAGGGTTATGTAACATTTGGCCTGCGATACCGGTCACACCAGAAGCTGATGCGGCAGGGAGGCCAAAGTTGACGGCTTGATTTGTTGTCGATGCGTCTAAGCCATTCGCATATAAGAATGTCGTATCCTGATAAATAATCATGTCACATGTGGATCTTGCGACAGTACTAGTATACTGAGGAGTCTCAACTGAAATTATACCATTAAAATTAAGATCCTGGTAGTGGATATGAGCGTTCGAAGTGGATTCTGCAGCTGTAGCATTATTGCTTATAACTGTGGAGGTGAATCCAGTGCTGGTTGTGACAATACCAGTTACTCTGGACATTGAAGGTCCATTGATATTGGTAACAGTCATCATGTTTTTGTTAATAACATCTCTGAGTCTGAAGCCACCACGAGAAATTGCATAACAACTGGCAATTGTGGTAAAAGCATCAGCTCTGATCAAAGGGACGGTCGGAGATGGCTTAGTTCCAAAAATGGCATCAGGATAAATAAATAAATTTGCCAAATTGAAAGCCTGAGCACTTCCAGCGTCAGTGAAAGTTGATCTGAGAGGATAGTAACGTTTTAGCATAGCACGAAATGAGGTGATTTTGTCACCAATTGCGACAGATGAGGAGAAATTCGGATCTGCACAAATTGTGGTGTTACCAATATTCATACTAGCCAAGGTGTTTTCCAAACCTGATTGTGGAACAAAAGTCCCGGGACTAAGGTTGGAAGGAACAGGTACTGCAAATTCCATGTCTTCACCACCACAAATTTCATGTAAGATAGTAACACTCGAAGAAACGGTGGCAGGATGAACAAGAGGATCAACAATGCTGATAACAACGATGCCTGTGTCATCATGAGCATACTGAGTGGCAGAGATAAACGGAACAACGAAATCTATCTCTTGGTTCTCTCTGATGTCCACAATCATTCTATGGACATACTGTTGAGCGCCAATCAGTGTACCGGATTTGTCAGATGGGTAAAAAGCTATGGCTAATCTCCCGGAATGGAATTCAGTACGCACAATCTTTATTCTAAATCTAATGGATCCTCTCCAAAAGTTGAAAAATTGTGCAACAAATCCCAATGGTTGGTAGTGCTGAGCGCCACCTATAACAAGACCATTATGAGGAGTAACATTAAAACTGGATATTTCAGCATCTGCGAGAGATGTAGAGCTCCAGGTGGCGGTTTTGAACCATGCTGGCTTCCTGACTATATAAGAAAAATCCATCTCATCTAAATCAGTGGCAGCTACACCATCTAACGCCACAACACCAGGTTTAGAAAGGTAAGACAATGCTCTGGCATCTGAATCACCATCCACGGTGTTGTGATTTGAACCTTGGAGAATCATCATTTTAGTTAATGAATCTCCTTGGGTCGGTTTGGACCATCCAAAAATCGAAGCAACTCCGGTTATACGATCAGCTACCCAGGAAATTGAATTGGCATAAGTCGAGAGCATGGGGACCTTACCAAATTCCTTGAAACCTTTAGACAAAGCACTTGTGACTGAGGAGATAGGACCGTTGGCAGAATTGGAAATCTCTGCACGAGCTGGGTCCTTTCTCCTTGAAATACCGGATTGAGGCGAAGCTGCACCGAATAGTCTAACGTTAGTAAAAGAGACATAAATGGTGTAACCAGCTACAGTAGAACCGGCAGGCGATACAAGTGGTGAATAAGGATACAAGTTCAAATAACCGAGTGGGTAATCATTGACTGAATTCCAGATAGCATTCATTGGATAGAAGGTGCGAGTAGACATATAGGGAACGACAAGTTCAGCAACAGTATCTGTAGAGAGATCAAACTCAACATGAGGAATGGTTGTCCTTTGTACAAGTGTGGCCATATGTGAGTTATTAACTGCGATCTCCTTGAGACTTGATGTTGAACGAAGTGGTCCTGCCAAAGGCACCCAACCTAAACAATAACGCCCTTGCTGAAACCTGTTAGCATTGATTACGATCCTAAAGACCATGTCCATGCGAATACCAAAAATACCTCTAAGTTTCTCTCTCCACATGACAGCCTGTGAGCTCTGAAGAGCCGAATAAGGCATACTATATGAATTGAGAAAACTATAAGTGTCAGTGATGTTGAAATTGCCAGCAGCGATGATGATTGGTCTAGACAAAAATGTCCTGATAGACTGTTCATCAAAGTTGGTGTCATTCATGGACAATAGAGCATTATCCACATGAGTAATGTGAGAAGTGTCCCTAGTGACTACATTAGCATCATCGACGAAAACTGTGGCATCATTGCCTTGAACATTGGAATGGCCTTGGTGTACAGATGAATCTTCAATAACTTGATCTGTTGCTCCACCAGACCCAGTGACCTGAGTGGGTGGAACTGATAAATGAGTGACAGGAGTATTAGTATTCATCTTATATTTACACGTATTTACAAAGGATTTAACGTCTCTCGACGGAAGGTCTTCCAGGCCTACAGGGTTTTGAAACGGCTTATCGTACCATTTCGCATTGTATTGACGGTTAGAGAACATACTTTTTGATGATCTAACGATTTTAGTTTGTTTGGGTCTGTTTTTTACAACTCCTTGCCGCTTTGTCTCAACATTATATACCATATTGGTCGCCCCTTTTGAGGACTTGGCGATTTCCAGTAAAACTGGAGGGCACACCTTAAATAATGTTAAGATAAAGATATAGGAGAGGATTTTTATATTTATTTTTATATATACAGGCAGATGTTTAACGTCTTCACAGACATAACAAGGTCAATAGTCCCACGACGAATTAACAATGTCAGAAAGCACGAAGTCATAGTTGATAGGAAGATCTTTAGACGGTCTACAACCTGGATAATGTAAAGCTCTGAGATCATGAAGTTCGCGAGCATAGGTATTAAAGACTTTTCTACCATGGAGAGAGAGTTCAGATATCGTAGAGGTGACTTGATCGACAACACTCTGATCCTTAGCTACGCCTTTCTTACACCAATTGAGAGGTTCAAATAAAGCCTGTATTCTCATTGGAGCAACCCACTTTCCGAGTGACTCATCATAGCGGAAACTCCGTTTAAGAAATTCAATCTGTGTTATAGGGCGTAATGGGACAACTGCAACACCTTTAAGTTCAGTGGTATAAACCATGCCTAACTTTTCCATATACTCTGGCATGCGCATCTCATTAAAATTCGCACGATAGAATTGTGAAGTAGAAAAAGCATTGTCATCACCTAGGACGATAGCAAAGACATTGTCATTGAAGTCCTCGACGTCATATTCTGCAACCATCCATGCCATACGGAGCTTAATCTGGTTGTGAATTGAGTTGATCATGGCAGTAAGGGGATTACCGGAGGTCATGCCTGTTACCCACTCAAAGATTTCACCAGCTGAAACATGTCTGGAATTAATTATTTCAGCCCAGAGTTGTGATCTCATGTGATTTTCAGCTGGACAATCTCCATACCAACGATTGATCATTTCAAGGATCTCCCACAAAACTTCAGGTCTCTCACAAGTGTCATAACCTTTGTAATCACCAGCACCTACAGTTGGATCATCGTGTTTCTTGTTGAATTTCAAGAGTTCTCTAGCCAATTGGTCCCAATCTTGATAAGGATTGAGGCCTATTGCTGATCCGACTTTGATATTGGCATCCATATAAGCAGACATGAAAGCCCCAAAATACATTCTAAAAAGGACAAGCATGATAAATGGAGAACCACCGCAAATCCTGGTGGAAACATCTACAGTTACTTTCTCGAGTGGTCTCGTCTCATCCTTGGGAAAAATTTTATATAGCCAGGCTGGACGCTTACCCACTTTATACATAAGCTTAACTTCTTCAACTTCTTGAGCGATTCGCTGAAGATAAAACTTTTTCATTACATCGTCTTCATCATGTACAGCTTGATAATATAATCTTTTCAAGTTTTCCATATGGGGCAATGTCATGGGATAACCAGCACTGGTTGATGGAGAAATGCCTCTAACGCTCATGAAAGCATGGAGGGCTTCTTCCAAGGGAATGACAACACGTGCCCCTTTTGGGAGGTTCATGTGTTGCATGATCAAGCTTTCGTAGCTTGCGACGGCCTTTGCAACAAATCCAGGAGGATAACATATAGGATGTTTTTTGAATTTGTTCAAGGACTTCTTTACAGGATCAACCTTCTGGCCATTAATTTCCA